GGCTTTAGATAGCGGACCACCCTACAAATCTTACATAGCTGGCATCATCTCCTGACGCTGTGCTAATAAAATTGTCGATAGTAGTGTCGCCACCAGGGATAATGTCCACGCCCATCTCAACAATATTTCTGCCCGCAGATACGTTCCTCCTCATAGGAACGAAATCATAAGGATATTGCATAGGCGCGGTCATCTCCGCGTTGGGACAATGTGTCTTATTGCTGTAAGAGTACGCATAGCTCTCCGCAATAGACAATTGTTTGGACGCCCCGGATGTCCCCGGTCCAGAAGCGTAAAGAGTGGGATACAAGAAATGTCGCATGAACCATTTTCCGCTCGAAATCACAGGATTTGCGCGCAGATCTTTGTCCATGGTAAAGAAATATCTCGATGACCCACGATACCCCACATAGGCTCCCGCAAACCAATTATGAAAATTCATTTGCGTAAACAAGGGGTTAACATCTGCGGCAGTAGTCTTAGTAATAGGTAAGTTAGGCATTCCACTAACAAACCAAGAATTGGTCGACGTAGCTAAAACAGCAGACGCTTGCCACCCGATTGGCGATAATTTCGAGGTAACATCCTTCACGGAGTTATAGACTTCCCCAAAAGCGCGCACTGGGTGCAAGGAAAGATCGGTCTTGGGACCGAACGAAACACGCGTTGGGGGCACAAGTTCCCCCGAAAGAAGCGTCGTTTTAAATGTGTAACTAGCTAAGTTAACGTCCTCAGGCATGGACCATGTAATGTTATCGGAATGAATGTACATATTACACGCCAAGGCGTCAGTAGAGCCGTTGCTAGTCACAGGGTTGACTAAAAAGACGTAAAGTACGCCGTTAGTCAAAGAATTTACACCATTAACGTATGCGGGAAGAGGGTTAGTGGTGTTGAGCCAAGGCTGCGGTTGGCTCCACGGAACAACGATTTCAACACTGGTATTGCCAGATATCGCAACTGTCGTGTTCTGCAGAGTTTGCACCGCTTGCTCTAAGGTGGGGTCAATCGAATTCGCGATTGGGTCATAAGCTATGACAACAGTACAACGATGAAACACCGATGCAATGAACTCAAAAGTGAAAGTCAAATCACCGGCCCAAAAATTGAAGGGCCTAGTTACCCCAGCAATCGGAGTAATGGTATTCCCGCCCCCAAAGGTCCCACAAATCATCGGAGACACATTCATCTTGTGAATTAAATCACCATAGACTCTTGTTGTCGCAATGGATACTGTCTTGAGGTAACCTTTCTTCGCGGCAATATTGCGCAATAGCATGTCATTCGGATCTGCCCCATAGGCTGAACCTGAGATGGACAACGAATTTGCAGC